CTGTCGAAGGAAGTACTAATTCCCCTAACGGTAAATCAATTTTTGGTAATGACATTCTATAAATCTCCTATCATATAATATATTTTAAGTACCAGGGTCTTTAACCGGTTGTGTTTTTGTCGATGCTTTAGGTTCATCAAAGAAATCTGAAAGATTATCGTATGAACTTCTAACTCGTTGTAATCTGTTAATAGCATCTTGAATACTTGTAATTTTACCTTGTCCTATTGTTTGTTTAGTTACATCAATAAAGTTTGCAAGGTCTGAAAGTGTATCGAGTAAACCACCACCTTTTCTTTGTATGGGTGTTCCAATTCTGTCTGATGAATAATGTATTTGGTCGTAAGCAAATGTTACACTTACAGTAGCATATTGGTCGTTGCTGGACCAATCTAAAGAAACATCACTTATTGTAAAAGGATAAACATTATCTAAAACTGTTTCATAATATTTAGAATTACTACCTTCTTTTGTTTCAGATTCTGTGCTAAAATGTTTAATAACCATACGACAAGCATAATCATCTTTGTATCCGAGCTCGTATGGAAGTTGTCCGTCTTTAAATGCATCTCCATCTGATGTATCAATTGCACCAAATGTTCCACCCTTAGTACTAAAGTTCATAACTCTTTGTAACCAATTGTGGAAAAATGAAAGTACGTTATGATTACTGTCTAGCAAGAATGTAGCAGTAAGTGGTGCTGGTGACATTCGTAATGGGAATGATGTAGGTAGTTGTGCAACATTTACCATCTGTCCATTTTCAACTGTAATACCTGGAAAGTTTACTGCAATACAAAAGAAAGATATGCTCCTTGGGTCCATATCAGAGTTTGGTTCTACATTAAATAAAATAACTTCAAAAAGATTAGGACGGGCAGGACCACCAAATCGGCTCATCGTTGTTTTAAAATCACTGATTCTAAATGACATTTATTTTACCTCGTTACCATTCTTCGGCTGTCTGCGTAAACTTTCTGTTTTGATGCTTTCTCAAATTGTGCTAATGGTAAGAACAATGCAATATCCCATTCTGTTGGGTTAATGTAAATAAAACGAGATTTCATTTGTTTGTTTAGGTATTGCTTTAACGCTGGTTTAAAAAATCTAAATTTAGAAGCGCTATTTAATAAATCGTAACTTAAACCTAACCTAGTACTCTCGTCATATCTTTTATTGTTCGTAATCCCATATAATGCATCCATTAATTGAGCACGCATCCTAGGTGGTAAATAGTGAAAGTTAATTCCCATAAATCCACCCTTAGTTTTATTTATTGGGAAAATCAAAGGGAATCTATCATAATATGGAAGTGTATCTTTATACTTAGGGTCGTAAGCAAATGTATACATCATGCCAGGTTCAATCATACTAACAACACGGTCTTTGTCTTTTAATCCATCTACAATCATTGAAGCACCAGATACACCAGAGCTTCCACTACCTGTTCTGCTAATTTTTTGTGCTTGGTCTCTGTACCAACTTCTTGCTGCTTTAGAACGAGCAGGCATCTCACCTGCGCGAATACCTTTAACTAATATATCATTGAATATTGTGGTACCACGATGAACTTTACCTTGTGCTTGGTCTCTTGCTTCTCGTAATAATAGTGCGTAATTTGTAATCGCCATTATTTACCTGCTATTCCGTCTTTTTCTGTCATAATCACAAATTGCCAACCTCTGTCTGCACAGTATTGTCGAGCTGCTTTCCATTTTGCGCTATTAATTCCATAATTCTTAACCTCGTTAAGATATCTTCTTGACACTCTACCTGTTGGTGTCTTATTTTTATTTGCTGGATTTGGCGGTATTGTTTGTTTATGAGGTTTAATTTCAATCATCACAGTACACTTCTTGCCATTTCCATCGTATTTATGGACAATAACATCAGGAAAGTATCTGTGTACTCTACCATCTATTGGTGACCTATACGGAACAATGACTTCTTCTGATTGCCACCATATCACATCCTTATGTTTATCAAGCCAAGAGAATACATTTCGTTCCCACCAAGACCTATAAATAATCTTAGTTGGGTCACCTTTGTACTTCTGCGGGTTTGATGGGCGAAATCTACCTTTATATGCCATAATCTATTTGTCAAACTCCGTATAAATAATCTAAAATGTCCAATTACTATTTATTAAAAAGAGATAAAAATGGCTATAACCACTAGACCAGAATTGCTAAAACTACGAAGTTCTACCTCGGCTGGTAAAAGAAATGGTAAAACTTTAGGTCCATACCTTAGTTTTCCTTCAAAACCCATGCCTCACGGTTTATTACTTCAGTTTAAATCTTACGATTATAAAAATTATGTGAGTGCAATTCAGGCTGTACATTCTAAGAATAAAAAAGGTGAATTAGTACAAACAGGCGCTACAGAAAATAAAAATTTAGGTTTTGTTCCAGCAATTAATACTTATAACTTACTTGATAACGGGCCTCCTGGTGGTCCTCCAGAAATTTCAACTACTACAGCTATAGAACTTCCATTCCCAAGAACTTTACAAGACTCTACACAAATTAGAGTAGCAAGTTTTGAAAGAGATTTCTTATATGAGCGTATAGCAAGTGGTCTTGCTTCATTTGATGAAGGCGGTGGTCTAGGTGGATTCTTTGAAAATATGAAAAATTCAGCCGAAGCTGTAGTTAGTGGTGTTTATGATTATGCTAAAGCAGCAGGAAAAAATGCAGGACAAGAAGGATTTATTGCATCAATAATGAACGGAATACGGGCAGCAGCTGGAAAAATGAGTGAGTTTGAAGTTACCAAAGCAACAGCAATGGCAGGGTATTTAGCACGAAACTTTATTCCTGGTGAAATAGCAAAATCTATGGGTGTTGTTGGAGAACGTGTTGTTAACCCACAAGAAACTTTATCATTCTCAGGCGTTGACTTGCGTAACTTTACATTTAGCTGGGACTTATTTCCAAGTAACGCAAACGATACACAAATGATTACTGATATTGTTAATCTTATTAAAAGAAAATCTTTACCTACAACAGAAGCTGCTGATAGTGGCGGAAGTTTAGCGAGAGCATTTTTAAATTATCCAGACATTGTTGAACTCAATTTATTGGGTGTTGACGAAAGCAGATTTGTAAGATTTAAAAGATGTATGGTACAAAACATTACAGTAGATTATGGAGCAGGTGGAATGCCTGAAATTATTAAAGGTGGTGTACCTGCAGCTGTATCATTATCTATAACATTCTCAGAACTACAAATTCAAACTGCTCAAGATTACGGTGAAAATGACGGATTAGATATATCACCTCCTGTTGTACAACGCGATGATGGTGCTGCAGCTGGAGCACAAAGTGGTTCACAAGCTAATGCAAATCGTGGCAGTGCACCAAGAGTTAATGTTGGTGGTAGCCTTGCATTTGACCAATCTAGTGTCTTTGGACAAGACGGGATAACAATCGACCCATGAAATATTTTGAAAACTTTCCAATAATCGAATACGAAGGACGTAGAGTAAGAGATATCTCTAGGCGTAGTAATTTTGTACGCGCTGTAAGTAACAATCCATATTTGTATTATCCTTATACAGTTTCAGAAGGTGAACGTGCAGAAGATATCGCACAATTCTATTATGGGTCTGTTGATTATGTTTGGTTGGTTTATATGGCAAATAATATTATCGACCCATATCACGAGTGGCCGATGGACCCACAAACATTCAATGATTATTTAGTTGCAAAATATACAGAACAATCTGGTGAAGTTGGAGAAGATGTTATTGACTGGACTCGTGACCCAAACAATGATGATAACATCATTTATTATGTGAAGAAGGTATAACACATGGCAGCAGTAGACGAAATTTTATTAGCACCCGAATCGTTTAGAACAATCTATTTACGTAGAGAAGATAGAGTGATTATGAGAACGGAACAAGGGCAAAAAATTATTATTAAAAGAATTATTCCAGAAGAATGGGAACCTTATCGTATATATGAGTACGAAGAAGCATTAAATAATAATAAAAAGGAAATATACTTATTTGATAGTAGCTATTTAACACAAATAACTCGTGAATTTAGAAATGCAGTGAGTGAATAATTATGGACCAAAAGGGCGCATTTAATCCTTCAAGATGTGAAATAATATCAGCTGAAATTATACCATTTGGTGGAGAGGCTGGTGCAACACAAAATCCAAATATTTCTGCTATGATTACATCTTTCAGTATGAAGCAGAGTATTGGTAATTCTGCTTTATCTGGTAAAATCGATGTTTACGATAGTATTGGTTTATTAGAAAATATGCCTTTAAGAGGCGAAGAAGAATTACATATAAAATTAAAAGCTTACGACCTTCAAACAGAAATAGAACTTAAATGTTTC